GGCGATCCCGCGCCCGCCCTGCCATTGCCTAGGCGTTAGGCCGTGATACCGGTGCCCAAACTGAAGGCCGCCGGATAACGCACGCCAACATCAACCGTATAGAAAGCGCGGACGCCGACGATACCTGCCGCAAAGTTGGCATATGGATTCGCCTCCACCTCCAGTACGCCCCATTCTCCGACCACCACTTGCGAGAAGTCCCCAGCTAGCAATTGACCGGCTGTCATCTGGTTGGAACTCACCGCGCGCAGGCCCTCGATCGTTCCATTCAAGATGTTGCCTTGCCAGATCGGCGTATCGGTATTCGAGAAGCGCGCTTTCTGCTTAAGGATCGCCGCGATCGCCGGAGTGGTCACATAACCTGTATTCGGCGTCAGAGCATTCGCAACGGCCGCGTCCGTTTGGAACTCAAGGACGTTCGCATAAGTCACGGTCCCAGTTGTGATCGTCACGCCACCGATGCCGCTGGTCGCGGTAATGCCAGTCGGTTGACCGCCGGTGCCCGGACCAGAGATTCCGGCGGAATCGACGGCCAGCGCGACAACCGCTGCGAGGTCATTCATAACCAGCATTTCAGCATCAGGCGACGCCTGCAGCAGCAACTGGCGCGAAACTTCCGTATATCCCCCGACGTTCTTAGGCGTCAACGTCATCTGGCCGATAACCAGTTGGGACTCAGTGATCGCGGTCGCTTCAGTCGCGAGCCAATAGCCGGTGCCTGGAGAGGTCTGCTTCGGCACTGCAACCGATCCCTGCAGGCCGGACAGGCGTGTGGCGCCCATGTTGAAGAGCACGCTACGGTTGCGCAGAAGTTCGATAAATCCGAGATTGCCGGTCGAGACAAGGTAGCCGCCCATCGTCGAGGTGCCGACGATCAAATCCCGCTGCTGGATATCTACGGGCACGAAGAAGGTATGCTCGTTTACGACCTTCCCGGTGCGCCGCGCGACCTCTTGTGAAGCCTCGAGCTCGAGGCCGGCCTTGTTCCAATTCTTATTGATGACGGCGTTGATGGCGCGCATCAGCGAATACCGCTGAGTGTCGCGCTTGCTCATGTCCAGATGCGCCTTGGACTCTGCAGCTTTGGACCGCTCAGCCATCAGCTTGACGACCTCGCCGCCGGCGTCGTTGAGCGCCGTACCGGAGTCAATCCAGCGTTGCAGCGTGCCACTTTCGACCTGGTATTGCGTGGCGAGGTGCTGCAGGCCACTGACGCGAGCGCGCTCCAGCTTCGCTCCGGTCGCGTTATCGATAACTTGAATCTCGGCGCTTGCGCCCGCCGCGGCTTGCTCTTCAGCCATATTGGCCCCCTTCGAGGTTGCGGACACTGCCGCGGGTTGAATAAATTGCCGAACTTCTACGTCACGTTCATCTGCGTTTTCTGCGCGGCCGATGCCTACGGTGTAATCCGCCGGGATCGTCACTATGCTGATTTCCATCGGTTCCCAATCGGTAGCGCGAAATTCTTGGGTCTTTGGCACCTCTTCCAGCTCATGCACCCGGTAGAGGAACGAAACATTGCGCAGAATGCCGTCATCGATCATGCCGAGGATTTCATCGCCTCGCGCTGTCTTCGCCAGCCGCACCTCAGCATATCCGCGTCGATCCCCGGCGATTTCCGCGCGCTCTACCACACCGACCACATCATCCTGATTATGGTTGAACAGCAGCGCGGCTCCGCTGTTGATTCGATCGAGCCGCACCGATTGCTTGGAGTGGTCCAGGATCTCGGTCCCGAACCATCTATCTACCGGCGTCTCCGAAGAGAAGGAAAGTTTGACGCGCCGCGAGTCCTTGTTGACCGCAGCTCGGTCGATCTCAAGGAATCGTTGAAGTGGCTTCAGTTTCATGATGTCGCCTTGAGTAAGTAGATGGGCGCGTTTGGTTCGATCGCGTCATCCTGTTCCGACTCGCCTTCAGATTCCGGCTCGGATTCCGGCGCCATCTCTGGCGCAGTCTCTGCGTCTGCATCCGGATCAGTGTCGAAGTGCAGGTCAAGCTCTTCCATCATCTCAAGCTCGCGCTTGCGCTGCTCAAGCACGTCTTCGATATCCTGACCGCCGCCCGTTTGCGCAATGACGTCGGACACCGTCGTGAATCCGCAGCGCACGGCATCTTTGTACGCCTGGACCTCTTTGGTCGGGTCAACCCAGGACCAGCCGCGCGGCTTGAATCTCACCGCCTCATACCGCTCGCGATTGGAGAGATAATCCGCTAGCGCAATGCCTTTGATCGCCCCGGCGAGCACCGCCGCCTCGAGCCACACGCGATGCAGTTCGGCGCGGAAGGATTGAATGAACCACTGCTGCAGCGTGCGCCACAAGTCGCGGTCATCGATCAGCGCGAGCCGGCTTGAGGAGTAGTTGCTCTGACTATAGTCCCTGGACAAGCTTTCATAGCTCACGCCGACACCAGATGCGACCTCACGCAACATAAGCCGCATAAACGGGTCCATGTTCGGATTCGGCCGATTCGGGTTGTTCATCACGATGTCGTAGCCGGGCGGCAGTTGCTCAATGAGCCCAGGCTCGTAATTGATCTCCCGCTGATCGCCTTCCTGCAGGTCCGGCGGCAGCTGATTGTTGTCCGGCGTCTTCATAAACGCCATGTAGTTCGCGGCCCCGCGAGCTGCAACAATCTCGGCCTCGGCGTATCCGTCCATGTCGTTTAGGCGACGCGCGACTGCATGCAGCCACGGCTCGCCGCGCGTTTGCGGCCAGCGGTTTATCACGTAGAGGTGCATGATCTGGTCGGCAGGCACGCGAACAAGTTGGTCCGGCACGTTGGCGCCGATCATCGTATCGCCTGGATGGCGCTGATGGAACCAGTAGGCGACGGGACGCTGGAATTGATCTATCTCAATTCCCATGCGGACCTCGTTGCCGGTCTGCGCACGTCCGATCGTGAAGTGCTCGGCCAGCCGCTCCGCCTCGATCAGCTCAAGCGCGAGAGGAACTCGGCTTCCTGGCATGGCGACACGATGCTTGCGGATGATGACTTCGCCGGCCTCGAATACCTGGCCTATCGATACGCGCTCGAACGACGAGAAGTCGAGACTTCCGCCGGTATGACAGTGAGCACCGCGCGACCAGTGCCCCCACTCGGTCTCTATTGCCTCGTTCACTGCGGCATCGAGCTTCCCTCGCGGGAACTTGACCTGCGACTGCAATCCGATACCGGGCCCGATGACGTTGTTGACGACGATCAGCTTCGCCCGCTTGGCATAGGCCGAGTCACGAATAAGGGACCGCGACCTTCCACGCAGTTTCTGCAGACCGCCGATCAGTTCTGCGTCCGCGCTACTGTTGCTCGAGGTCCATCCAGCCGTCAGGCGCCCGCCGCCGGCGGCATGATATGCTCTGAATAGCGTAATGATCCGCTTCAGCTGCCCACCTCGCGGGGCAATCTTGGAAGCTAGCCAGCGCCGCGTCTTTTCGAGCATCATCTGAACCTAACGTAGAGTCGGCGCGGGTTGCCCAGGCCGAGCGAGATCTGCTCTAGAGCAGTCTCAGACTGAACCTTGGCCCGCCAGTATTCGATCGCTGAAATAAAGTCGGTCGCATCCCGGAACTGCATCTGCCGGCCGCCGATGGCGTACTGTTGGACAAGGCCCTGGCCGTTCGTGCAATAGTCCGAGTATGCCGCCTCGAGCTGATCAAGGATCTGCTTCGCGGTGCTGCGGGTATCGTATCCGGCCGCTTCCGCCGCGAGATTCGTCCGGACCTCAATCGATCCGGAGCCTACCGTATAGCGGTTCGACGACTTCTCGACGTAAGCTTGCCAAGTGTAATCACCCGCCACCCACAGCGCGGTAGTCGCGGCGGCGACGACGACAAGATGATCATCCCCGGACGCGCTCGCAGTGATGTCAATCTTACCGGAGGCGTTAATGAGGCGGTACTTGAGCACCCATCCGGCTGACGCCGGATAGTCCTGGAGTGATCTACTCCAAGTTACGGTATCGCCGGCTGTGACGAAGGATGGTTCGGCCGTTGGGATAGATGACACGGCCAGATTCAAACATCTGCCGTGCTGACATGTCTACCCCTAAAATGTCAGGCGCGACTTCGAACGATTCGGTAGATCTGCCGCTCGCTCATGCCGAAGGCTGCTGCTATGCGGGAATACGAATCGCCGCGAGCAGCCGAGTCCCGGATCAGGCTATTTCGCATCGCCCTGTTTGTGCGCTGCGCAATGTAAACCCACCGGCCGCCGAACTCCGCGCGTAGCTCGTGCTCGATCGCCGGCAGCCGTGAAAAGTCCGCCACCCTGGAGAGCAGCGCATGGAGAAAATCCGGCATCAGAATCTCCACCCATTTACGAATCCACCCCGCGGCCTCGGTCGGGCCGGAAGTATTGGCGCCTTGTTCGTCGCAGTATCTCCGACGGAGACGGCCTCCGGTTCGACGACCGCAGGCGCGATTTCTCGATGGGCTTCGCCAACGCGAGCCTCCAGCCGGCTCCACATTGCCTCGGTGTATCTCGGCATGTCCAGCATATGTGCCGCGAAAATAGCATAGATCGTGCAGTCAAGCGCCTCCACGCGCGGGGTTTTTCTTGCCCACCTCCACTGCTCCCCCTTGGCCGTTCTGACGCGGACGCGCGCTTCGCCTGTGAGCTGCTGGAACCATGTCGGCGGAAGGTCACTCGAGAAGTGGATATACCCCGGCGCCGGCTCCGCGATCTTCAGCCGGCCGAATAGCAGGTCTTTGGCGGTATCCGTGCCGACGAGCCATAGCCGGACGCCAGCCTTGATGATTTGCCCGCGATAGTTCACATCTTGGAGCGAAGACCGCCCCTTTATCGGCTTTCCGGTCTGATTGTCCCCCTTTATCGCGTAGATTTTACGGCGCGATCGAGCCCGGCAGTAGGAGTAAACCTGGTGCGTGTAGTGTCCGCCGGTGTCGATCGCTACTGCCTCAATTGGAAGGCTGCCGCCTCCGGCATGGTCGAATCGGCTGTCTAGGTAGTCGTCCAGTCTGACCCAATCGCGCTCGTTCGCTGGGTCAGCCTGCAGGACGGTATGGTCTACTACCCATGATTCCTCCCCGCGGCCCCAGCCCCAGACGGTTATCTCAAAGCGGTTGTCCTGTACGTCAACGCCAGCGGTCAGGATCAGCACGCCATCCGGGCAGGTTCTGAGCGCATACGGTTCGGCTCGAGCCGCGAGGTCTAGCGGGTCGGACTTCTGGACCTCCTCCTCCCAGGTCATCCCCAACGTGGTATTCGTAAAGGTCTTCAGCTCCGATCGATCCCCGCCCCGCGCCTTGGCGATTGCCGCGTAGAACTCCCGGACGATCTGGTCCCAGGTTGCCTGAGGTGAGTATCCGGTCCAAACGTGAAAGCCGACGCTAGACGGCGTCGGAATGGGAGCCCCGGCCTCATCCCTGAAGATGCCGGCCTCGTCGATCCATGCGCCGTTCTGGTCAATCCAACGGCCAGCAGATGCCGCAGCCAAGTATTCCTGCTGCGTGATTGAAAGCCCACAGTGCGGGCAGACATGCCGGACGTCGAATGGCGGGCCGTCGCCCCATTTCAGCCCGTGCTGCGCGTCCTTGCCGCCCCAGGTTATCGCGTGGAACTCCTCGCAACCGGGGCAGGGGATGTTGAAGTCAAGTCGGCTCAGCGCCTGATTCCGCCGCGCCTCGATCATCGAAAAGCCCTTGAGCTTCGGTGTGCTGCCGAGCACATGCTTCGGCCACAGCGCGCCCTCGATCCGCTTCCCGGATAGCGAAACCGGCGAGCCTTCCTTCTCGATGTCGAGTTCGAAGCCATCCAGCTCATCGATGTAGGCGCAATCCACCGTCAAGCGCCGGTAGCTCTTGGCCGCGCGCCCGCCGCGGATGTGCAGGACGGAGCCCAGGAAATGCTTCGCGCGCAGCGTGTTCGACCTGTCGCGCTGCATGAACTTAGGAAAGACGGATTCCATGATCCCGACGTCCCGGAGCATGTGATCGAGTTCCGTCTTGACGAAGTCGTCCGCGTCCTCGTCTGTCGGCTGCCAGAGCGCCTGGTTTCGGCGCTTGTGCTGGGCGAAGTATCCGATTGCCGCTAGCAGGATCTTCGTATATCCGACGCGCGCGGACTTCTGCAAAACGACCTCATGGATCTCATCATTGCTGATGCAATCCATGATGGCGCACTGGTACGGGTAGCATTTCCATCGCTGCGTCGTGTAGCTGGATTCCGCACTCAGGAAGAAGTGCCGCTCAGCCCATTCGCTGAGGCGCATTGGACTCGGAACGGCCCAGGCCAGCATCCCCATCCGATGCGCCTGCCTCAGCTCTGAGATGTCCATCGATGTCCTCTAGTGGTAACTCCAGGATCGACGCGAGATTGCGCGCCCGCGCGATTTCTTCTTCGACGATCTGGTAAACGGTTGGGTCGATCCCGGAGCACCGGCGCCGGATGACGCTTGGAACCGCCTCAAGGATCGCAGCCGCGCGTCTTGCGGTTTCCGTTAGAAGCCGCTCATAGAGCGAGACGTGGAAGAGTGTCTTGCGGCGTTCGTCGTTGGCCATGGCCTCCCGGTCGGCCAGCTCCTTGGCATGGCGAGCGC